AGTTCTTGATCTATGATGAAACTCTAGTTAACAGTATTAAGCTAAGTGAGCTTGATGGTCGAGAACCTATCATGAAAATGGGACAAGTCCGCTGGTTCAAGAAGCCACAGCCTGGACACACGTATTTGGCCGCACTAGATCCTAGCTTAGGTACAGGCGGCGACTATTCAGCTATACAGGTTTTTGAATTACCTAGTATGATACAGTGTGCTGAGTGGCAACACAATATTACTCCTATACAAGGACAAGTTAAGTTATTCAGAGATGTCCTAAAGTACATCCAAGAAGAAATTGGCATGGAGTACAACCAGAATATATACTGGAGTGTTGAAAATAACACAGTAGGCGAGGCAGCATTAGTTGTTATTACTGACCTAGGGGAAGAAACATTCCCTGGCTTGTTTGTAAGCGAGCCGGCACGTAAAGGACATGTACGTAAGTTCCGTAAGGGATTTAACACTACACACGGTAGTAAAATATCAGCTTGTAGTAGACTAAAGTTCTTGATTGAAGAAGATAAAATGAAGCTAAACAGTCGCCCATTGCTTAGTGAACTAAAAACGTTCATTGCCGCGGGTATTAGCTTTAAAGCAAAATCAGGGCAACACGATGACTTGGTAGCCGCCCTATTGCTAATCATACGCATGAGCGTTGTGCTAGCAGATTGGGATCCTAAGATCTTTGAAACGCTCAGTGTAAACGGGCACTTTGACGAAGACTGGGAAGCGCCTATGCCTATCTTCATCTCCACTAACGTATAAATATAACATGGACTCAAACTTAGACAAAATTGCATTAGATTTGTATGGTAAAATACAAACACGCTTCCCGGACATTAAAATTGGGGATGAAAATGCCACTGTATTAAGCAAAAAACAAGATATTCCTAAAGCTCGTTTCTTCGAATTTGAATACGAAGAAGGCGGAGAGCCACTGGGAACTATTGCTATTACGCTAGATGCAGATGACGGCATTGTAGTACAAGTAAGCGGTGACTTAGTTAACGATGACGTTAATACCACAAGTCACAGCGCATACGCATTCATTAGAAGTTTTAGAAAATTTGCTAAAAATCGTCTACTAAACTTTGATGTACAAAACATAGGCAAGACTAGTTTGGATAAAAGAGATTACGAGTTTAAAGCAAAACGTAAGGAAGAAACAATGGAACCAATTATGGAAAACAAGATGTACGGTAATGCTAAAATGAGTTACCAGGACTTAGGTGAAGCTAGACTTGTAGTCAAGCACTCACAGCCTGTAAACTTAGATTTGGCAGCAGGACGTACAATGCACATTGAAAGCATTTACATTGAAAATGCTCAAGGAGAACGTTTCCGTTATCCATTCAAACACCTTAACGGTGCTCGTGCTTTAGCAGAACACATTAAAGCCGGCGGCAACCCTTATGACGGTATTGGTAAACACATTTGCAATCTAAGTGAAGAGTTAGCAAGTTTACGCAAGTTCAAAGGTTATGTTAACCGTCAAGAACAACTATCAGAAGCAATGAGTTCAGTAACCGGTCGTGTTATGGAACGCATTGAAGAAATTAAAAAGACAATCCATCAACTACAACGTCCTGCATTCTATCAAGCATTTGCAGAATCGTTCGAAGCACAGGAAGAAGTAATGATTCCTGAAGAAGTGCAAAACGATCTAATTGATCGTTTAACTATCCGCACATTCAACGAAGAATTAAAATCAGTATTCCCATACATTGCAAAGTTTGTTAACGAACATGAGCTACCAGTTATCGAACTCGGCGCTGACGATTTATTAGATGAAGTATTTGCCGGCGACAAAGAAACTGGAAATACACACCGTGGCGGTAAGGTTGAAAAAACCAAGCATGGCATCAAGCATACTAGAACAGACTACGATGATGAGTCAAAAGAGCCAGCAGAACCAAAGAGCAGATACAAACAGTATTCTATATTAGACCCTGAAGATCAATTTGAATCTTTCTTAGAAGACATTGTACGTGAAGACAAAGACGAAATCTTTAGTCCTAACAAAGACGCACAACACTCTGCTATTGAGAAATTAAATCAAGTACTATCGCAAGAATTAAAAGGTGGTCCAGAGGGTATTAATGCTACACAAAGTCTAAAAGGTCTAATTGATGATCCTGAGTTCTTAATGAGCTTACGTGACATTGATCCAGATTTAGATGTACGTCCGTTAGTACAACAATTTGTTTTACAACAAGATCCAGAAGTTGCAACACAGTTACACTTTGGCGGCGAAGAAGGTGGCGCAGGCGAAGCAGAAGCTCCTCCAGCACCTGCTCCGGCAGCACCTGCTCCTGAAGCACCAATGGAGCCATCTGCAACTCCAGCACCTGCTCCGGCAGCACCAGAAGCTACACCTCCAGCACCTGCTCCAGTAGCTGAAGGCAACGATGATAGTCCTCCTTGGGATGTTGATCCAAAAGACAAAAAGTCTAAGCCAACTACTCCGGGCAAACACGGACAAGGTTATAGTCAAGCACGTCACTTAGCACGTCAAGGCCTTGCAGATACTCTTAAGAAAGCTAAGAAAGCTGGCGCAACAATGGAAACACAATTAGACTTTGGTCACGGTGTTAAAACTATTGCTGAAATTATTGCAGAGTCAGGTATGAGTCCTGAGGAAGTTGGATTTGAGCAAGCTGGCGGCATTGAAGAAATGTTGAAGTTTGTTTCTGGATTCTATAATAGAGAAAAAGGTAACTTCCCACTAGGTGCTGAACGTATTAAGATTAAAGTAGAAAAAGAATTCGAAGATGGAAACTTTGGTAATTGCGGCGACGAAGACCTGCATAAAATCCTAGCTTTCATTGATAAGAAAGATTCTGGTTCAGCACATCACCAGCATAACGATATTATGCGACTTGCCGGTGTAAACAAACACCATACAGAAGTTGACGAAAATCCACAAGAAATGGATCTAGGCAACATTATGAATCAATTTGCGTCAATGAAAGATGGCGGACAATCTCCAGAAATGAAGTTTAAGTTCGGCGACAATGAACTTGATCTTAACCAACCAGATCAAGTTGGCGATCAAATTAAAAAGATGATGGGCGGTATGATGAAAGGTGTACAAGGACAAGTTCCTAATCAAACAGTTCAAATCCCAGGCGGTCAGATTAACCCTAACGACATGATGAAACAAATCATGCAAAAAATTAACTTTGGAAACTAACATGAAGAAACAACTAATTTCAGAAACTGCATTGTTACAATCGGTTTATAAACTAAGACAGTACATGAGCGAAGGCTCTGCAACAGGCCAGCCTCCTGCTCCGCTAACTCGTTATAAAACACCTGCTGAGTATGACGCAGAAATTGCTAGATTTAGTAAGACTAGCAATCCAGCATTGGCAGCAAACAAGAAATATATTGACTCATTGAATGCAGAAAAAGCAGTCTTGATGAAACAACAAGCAGGCCAGGGTGCTAAAGCCACTCCGGGCGCAACGCCACTACCGAAGGGAGTAGCTCCTAGCACAGCAGGCGGTGGACGTGGTGGACAAGGTGGTCCAACAGCCGCACAAGCAGCCCAGGCTGGTCAAGGTGCAAAAGCATCTGCACCTAAAGTCGGCTACGAAAAAGACTTCCCAGAAGCAACTGCTAAAGAGTTACAAACTAAGTTAAATGCAGCCGGTGAGAAGTTAACAGTTGACGGCAAGATGGGTCCAGCGACTCGTGCGGCAATGGCACGTCACCCAGAGATTACATCACAGTCTCCAGAATCACAAGCAGTTAGCGCAGACTACAAGTCTGCCAATGCTGATCCAACACAATCAACAGCACCTGCGGCAGCGGCAATGGCTGCTATGGGCCAAGCAACTACAAATGCAACAGCGGCGGCAGGCCAAGGCGCCCAACCATCTGCACCAGCGGCGGCGCCAGCGGCAGCATTGACCCCGCAACAACAAGCTCAAAATGTATTGCAACCAGGAATGAATCCTGCGCCAGCGGCAGCACCAGCAGTTAATCCAAACAATCCATTTGGTCCTAAGACTGATCCAAAAGTTGCGGCATGGGAAAAATTAAGCCCAGAACAACAAAAGTGGATGGGTGGTGCAGATCCAACAGACCCGATCATCTTAGCAAGAATGAGAGCCGCAGTTCCGGACAAAGCACCTGCGGCAGCACCTGCTCCAGCGGCAGCACCTGCGGCAGTTGCAGAGAGTGCATACAGTGAGTTAGACCGAATTATGAGTATTGTTCAGCACAGATAAAACGGCAAAAATAACCACATTTCAGGCAAGATTTCTCTTGCTATTATAAATAAAAGTGCGTACAATAACATGTATGCACTTTTTGTTTTGTGTAGTGGCACAAAACAATTATAAGGCAAACAAAGGCATATTACAGGAGAAATAATTATGGCATCTTTGGCTGAAATTCGAGCAAAACTAAAGGCAGCTGAATCACGTGGTTCAGACAATAACAGAACAGGTGGAGACAATTCCATTTATGCGTTCTGGAACTTAAAAGAAGGTGATGAATCTGTTCTAAGATTCCTTCCAGATGGAAACACCGACAATACCTTTTTCTGGGTTGAGCGAGCAATGATTAAATTGCCGTTCGCAGGCGTTAAAGGTGAAGCAGAAAGCAAACAAATCACAGTACAAGTACCTTGCATGGAAATGTATGGCGATACTTGCCCTATCTTGAGTGAAGTGCGTCCTTGGTTTAAGGACCCTGCATTAGAAGAAATGGGTCGCAAATACTGGAAAAAGCGTAGTTACATTTTCCAAGGTTTCGTTGTAGAAGACGGACTTAGCGAAAAAGAAACTCCAGAAAACCCAATCCGTAGATTCATTATCGGTCCACAAATTTTCCAATCAATTCGCGCCGCATTAGTCGATCCTGAGTTGGAAGACTTGCCAACTGACTTTGTGAATGGTTTGGACTATCGCATGAAGAAAGGTAGCAAAGGCGGATACGCAGACTACTCAACTTCAAGCTGGGCACGTCGTGAGCGTCCACTTAGCGATAGCGAACAAGCCGCTGTGAAAGCACACGGATTGTTTAACTTGTCTGACTTCTTACCTAAGAAGCCAACTGACGTAGAGTTGAAAGTTATCAAAGAGATGTTTGAAGCATCTGTTGATGGCGAAGCATACGATATGGAACGTTGGGGTCAATACTTCAAACCAGCTGGCATGAGCCAGAACACTGGTGATCCACAAAAGGCATATACTCCTAAGGCAGCACCAACACCTGCCGCATCACATGATGACGAAGACGACACACCTGCTCCAGTAGCTAAGGCAGCACCTGCTCCGGCAGCGGCAGCTCCGGCGGCTGAAGGCGGCGATAGTCGTGCCCAAGACATCTTGGCAATGATTCGCAATCGTCAAAAGTAATTGCATAAGCGTAGGGGGCTTCGGTCCCCTACATTCATTTAGGAGAACCATATATGGCTACAAAAGCCTTCGATTTATCGAAATTTAGAAAAACCTTGACTAAAAGTATTGATGGTCTAGGTGTTGGGTTTAATGATCCAACTGATTGGGTTAGCACAGGTAACTTTGCGCTTAACTACCTAATCTCAGGTGACTGGAACAAAGGTATTCCTTTGGGTAAGGTTACTGTATTTGCTGGCGAATCAGGTGCTGGCAAGAGCTATATCTGCTCAGGCAATATTGTCAAACACGCACAAGAGCAAGGCATTTATGTTATCTTAATCGATAGCGAAAACGCACTTGACGAGCAATGGTTGAAAGACCTTGGCGTAGATACAAGTGAAGACAAGTTGTTGAAACTTAACATGGCTATGATTGATGACGTTGCTAAGACTATTCATGAATTCATGGACGAGTATAAGTCAATGACAGAACGTCCAAAAGTCATGTTTGTTGTTGACTCGTTAGGTATGTTGTTAACACCAACAGACATTAACCAGTTCCAAGCAGGCGATTTGAAAGGTGATATGGGCCGTAAGCCTAAAGCACTTACAGCGTTGGTTCGTAACTGTGTAAACATGTTTGGTAACTACAACGTCGGTATGGTATGTACTAACCACACATACGCAAGCCAAGACATGTTCGATCCAGATGACAAAATCAGTGGTGGACAAGGTTTCGTATACGCAAGTTCTATCGTAGTTGCTATGAAGAAATTGAAGTTGAAAGAAGACGAAGATGGTAACAAGGTATCAGAAGTAAATGGTATCCGTGCTTCATGTAAGATTATGAAGACTCGTTATTCTAAGCCTTTTGAAACATTGCAGATTAAGATTCCGTACACAACAGGTATGAATCCTTACAGTGGTTTAGTAGACATGTTTGAAAAACAAGGTTTGCTAAAGCAAGAAGGTAACAGACTCAAGTGGGTTGATCCTGAGACAGGTGAAGAGTTCAAATTCTACCGAAAAGAATGGAAAGATGATAAATTAGATATGATAATGGAGAAATTCCATTTGACTATTAAACCAACTACCATTCCTGAGGAGACAGACGAGAATGTTGAATGAAACACAAATTGGCGACATCTGGCTTAATTTTGTTGAGTATCTAGATAAGAAACAATTAGAGACTGTAGCAGAACGTTATATTGATCTACTTGCTGACTTTGGTGTCAGTGACAGAGTATTACAAAGTGCTACCGGTGTAGATGAAATTTTAGACCAAGCTATTGCATATTATCTAAATGATGATGAAATTGACGAAGATGACGACGACGATTACAAAGAACTGGAGTTTTAATGGGCTGGTATGTTAAAGTCTCAAAAGACATTTCGTATATTCCCGATGCTGTGGATTTCTACAACAACGAACTAGTCGAAGCTCGTAAAGAGTGTTGGATTACAGGCAATGTTGAGAAAGCCGCGGCTGCAATGCCAGGTGTCGTAGAACAGCGATTTGGACAACTTCAAGAAATTGAAGCAATTTTAGAGTATCTTAACATTGAACTTCGCAGACTTAAAAGTCAGCATTTTAGAAAGTATCTGGAAAACTATCAAAGAGCGTTAAGCTCAAGAGATTGTGAAAAGTTTGTTGAAGGTGAAGCGGACGTAGTTGACTTTGAAAAAATTATCAACGAGTTTGCTTTACTTCGCAACAAATGGTTAGGTATTACTAAAGCTCTAGATCAAAAGCAATGGCAAATCACTAACATTGTGAAGTTGCGAGTTGCTGGTATGGAAGACGCACACTTGTAATCAATTTGCCCAAACGGCACCCCCTAGGCCTTAAATAAAATTGAGGCCTATTTTTTTGTCTTAAAGGTTGACCTTTATAATCACATAGTGTATAGTTATAGTATGACAACAATTGATCAATTATTAACAAAAATCGTAAATAGTTCCTCTCCTACAGTTGAGGAATTAATTGCCAAGCGAGATGCTCGCGTGTTACGAAGTATAGAAACGGCAATATCAAGTCCATTGTTTATCACAGAAAACCAAAGCAGACTGTTATTCAAAATTCTCAAAGATAATGAGAAAAAACTGAATTTTTTAGGTGAGGAATTAACCAACAGCCTCGCACTGCCAACATGGTCAAGAGTGTTTAGACAAGTTGATCAAACTAAAAGAATGTTCATAGGCAAAAATCCAGCAGACGAGCCAACCATTGTTATAGAATTTGCATTTTCTTCGGCAATTCGCAAAACTATGGCTACTGTTGGTAAACAAACTGACGGCCCTATCATTTCTGTAAACAATAGAATTCATCAATGCGACCTTACTGAGAAAAATATTGTCTTGTTGGTTGAAGCATTTGAACCATTAGACTTTGAAATTCATGAAACCTTAAAAAATCACTATTCTACCATAAAATCTTGGTCAGAAAATGAGGTTAAAAATCAGTTCTTGTTGACCAGTATTACTAATCAAAATTTCCATAAGCAAATTACAAACGACCTTGGCATTAGCACACCTATTGATACTAACGTCATTGCTGACCGTAGTGTAAGATACCAATATTTTGTGGAAAATTCACAAAAATCACCAGAAACGCTGACCGAAAAAATTGCCAACAGAACTAGCACACGGGTATGGGTTGACAGTAATCAACATTCTGTAGAAGAGATTGTGCAGTCGTTGATTGACTTAAAAAGATTTCCAGTAATGTTTGTATTTGACGGTTTTTCTCCAGATGGTCAGACCTCAAAATTGCATGAAATTGCAAAATGCCTGGATAAATTTGGCATACACGATCATGTCGGTATGTATTTTAGATTACCTAATAATCCGATTGGCAAAGATTTTAATGAACTTATTCAACAAAGAAAGTATAATTGTGTATTAGATAAAGACACACAAGTTGTCGGTGTACAAAGTGGAAAAATTCCAAAATTTTTCCTAAACAATGAATGGAAACCTATGAGTGTTGTAGGACTTAGTACAGTGTTACGACATAGCAAAACTGCTGTGTATGCTAGCTGTTGTGATTTAATTATTAATCACACAGATACAAATCCTATAATTGAGAATACAAAAATATGGCAGTAAGACTAGTTATTAAAGACGAAGTAAACATCAAATTTGAGAATTTGCCGTTGGATGCTCGCAAGAAATTAGCCAACGCATTTAAGTACGAAATCCCCTATGCAAAATATCATCCTGCTTATAAGTTAGGACGGTGGGACGGTACTGTTAGTATGTTTGGGCTTGGCGGCAACGGTTATCTAAACCAGTTAGAAGTGGTATTAGGTATACTTGGCAAGATGGGAATTCAAGTTGAAGACGTGGAAGACTGTCGCTTAACACACGACTTAACATTTACAAAAGTTACAGAAAATTATTGGGCAGACCAAGGTAAGGTATGGCCAAAGGGTCATCCCGATGAAGGCAAACCTATTATGTTGCGTGACTATCAAGTTGACGCAATTAACACATTTTTAGAGAATCCGCAAAGCCTACAAGAAATTGCAACAGGCGCAGGTAAAACAATTACTACAGCAACATTGTCACAACTTTGTGAAAAATTAGGACGCACTATTACTATTGTACCTAACAAAAGTCTTGTAGAACAAACAGAAGAAGATTTTATTAACGTTGGTTTAGATGTTGGTGTTTACTACGGAGATCGCAAAGATCTTAACAAGACACACACTATTTGCACATGGCAAAGTTTAAACATTTTAGATAAGAAAAGTAAAAATCAAGAGCATGACATCCTAACACTTGCAGAATTCCTTGACGGTGTTAAGACCGTTATCGTTGACGAAGTACACATGGCAAAAGCTGAAGTGTTGAAGAATTTATTAACACAAAACTTGGCTAACTCCTGTATTCGTTGGGGATTAACTGGCACTGTTCCTAAAGAAAAATATGAGGCAGAACAAATCTTTGCTAGCATTGGGCCAGTGGTTGGAGGAATCTCTGCACACGCATTGCAAGAGAAAGGTGTATTAAGTAACTGCCACGTAAACGTTGCACAATTAATAGATGTGCGTGAATTCCGCAGTTACGCAGAAGAATTAAAATATCTCGTTACTGACGATGATAGAATGATTTATATTAGTAATTTAATTAAAGGCATCGCTGATACAGGCAATACATTAGTTCTAGTTAATAGAATTGATTCAGGCAAATTTTTAGTTAACGAAATACCAGATTCGGTGTTTATATCAGGTGAAGTTAAGACAACAGATAGAAAGGAAGAATATGATGAAGTTAGGACCAGCAGTAACAAAGTTATTGTCGCTACATACGGCGTGGCGGCTGTCGGTATTAATATTCCTCGTATCTTTAATTTGGTTCTTCTGGAGCCTGGCAAGTCGTTTGTTAGAGTTATACAATCGATAGGCCGTGGCATTAGAAAAGCAGAGGACAAGGATTTTGTTCAAATCTGGGATATTACTAGCACCTGCAAGTACGCCAAGCGACACCTCACTGAGAGGAAGAAATTTTACAAGGATGCCAAGTACCCGTTTACAATTACAAAAACGGACTGGACAAAATAAGGACTTATGCAAATATTAACATTAGATAACGAGACATTTTCACTGAACAATTTACCGGATGAAGTGGATGACAGTACAAGATTTGCGGTGCTAGATAATAGTAACCCAAACGAACCAGATTTCTTTTTCATGCCGTTAATATTCTTAGAATCGTTTAATGCTCCGGCAATGGTTTTAAGAATTGGAGACGACGAAGTAACAATGCCCATCGATTGGAGCATTGCAGTAGGCGATAGTAGTTGTGCTAGTGACATTGAAATTTTACCGTTAACTAGTTTAAACGACAGGGGATTTGAAGCATTAATTTTTAATCCATTGAGCTCGTTTAGGGTAGAATTTAAGAAGATTGAAATTGTAAATTTTTACAATGACGTCAAGTGGTACTTTCCAAAGATGAAAAATGGACAGTTACTAGCAACCCCTACAGCCTATGGCAAGAAGCCAGACTGTGCATACTTTGTCAAAGAAATTAGCAGACAAAGTGAAATTATTCAATTAGACAGGATACTATAATGGGACAACTTAAAGCAGGTGCAACCTATGTATACGAACGAAATGGTTCAATTGTGTACGCTAGAGAATTTGGCACAAATGAAAGACATGTTGCTGGTATTGACTATCCGGTAACTGAAACGGTTAACTGGCATGATGTACAAGTAGTTGCAAAAACCAATCCTGCTTTACAAAGTGCATTAGATCGTGTTATAATGTTATACCAGTTAAGTAAGGAACACGTAGAATGACTTTAAAAGTAGCATATTTTCAACCATCAATTTTAGCAATTGACACAGTACCGCCGGTACAGTTTAGTCAAATCTTTAGGCTAGCTGAAACGTTGCATTGTCACCCTGAGCTTAATGATAGCGACAATCCGTTTATTAGTATCCGCGGAGGACAACAAATTCAAGTGTATCCTAATCAGTTAAACATTGATGTAGGCTGGTTAGTAAAATGGATTGAAAGTATATGCCAAGGGTACATGGACTTAGTTACGCAACAGTCAGGCACTGAAGACTTGAAGATGTGCAAACCGGTAGTAACTAGTGTATGGACTATTAGACAATTTGCAGGGCAGTACCAGGAGATGCACAGCCACCCTGGTGGTAATTTGAGCGGTAACATTTATATTAGCGCACCTGAGCTAGCAAATGGCAGCAAAGCAAGCGACAGTCAAATTTTGTTTAGATTGCCGCAGACAAAAGACGTTAGTAAGTTTATTATGAACGATACTTGGAAGTACAGTCCTACTCCGGGTACAGTTATTGTATTCCCAAGCCATTTGCCACATACTGTGTATCCTTGGCAAGGTGATGGTCATAGAACAGTAATGGCATTTGACGCACGATTGGTACCTAAAGATGAGCGATAAAATCGAGTTAAAAGAAAAGCTACAAGCAGTAGATCAAAACGTCCGTGAGCTGTGGGACGCAATGGATGCTGAACAGCAAAAAGCATTGAAGAACGAATTTTTCATCCTTAACCGTTACATCAGTAATGTATCCGGACAGAAGCGTGATATTCAAGAGCATTTTGTGTTAACTGTTAATGAGTACTTTAACAAGCATTGGAATCTACTACAGAAGCATCCTAAGCTCATGTGGAACTTGTTGTGTATGTGTAGCTACAATGGAGAAACAACATTCTTTCATCAATGGCTTGGCAACAAAAAGAAAACAGGCACCGGCGGCAAGAAGCTAAAGTTCCTAGCTGAAATCTATCCTAACAAGAAGATGGACGAGTTAGAACTTATGGCAGAACTTGCTACAGATAAAGACATTAAAGAACTGGGTAGAAAGCACGGCATGGATGAAGCTACCCTCGCTAAGAAACTGAAATGATGGCACTAGCACCACAACCTTACACTTGTCAATATTGTAAAAAAGGGTTCATGAAAGAAGGAACTCTTATGGTGCATATCTGTGAGCAGAAACGTCGTGCATTAGCTAAGTCTGAAAAGCATGTTGTAATAGGCTATGATGCTTTTAACAAGTTCTTTAAAATGAGTCAGAATGCAAAAGGCGATAAGACGTATGAAGAGTTTTGCAAAAGTCCCTACTACAATGCGTTCGTAAAGTTTGGCAGCTTTGTTAGCAATGTTAATCCGTTGTATCCTGATCAGTTTATACAATATGTTATCACTAGCGGAGTTAAGTTAGACCACTGGTGCAGGGATGAACTCTACGACAAATATGTAGTAGACTTGGTTAGAAAAGAAAGAGTTGAAACAGCACTTGAGCGTAGCATCAGTCATATGATTTCCTGGGGCGAAGCAAACAACGCCTCATGGAATCATTATTTCTTGTACGTTAGTCTAAGCCGTGCATCGTATGACATTAAGGATGGAAAGATTAGTCCATGGGTTATTCTTAACAGCAAGAGTGGAAAAGACATGTTAAGAAAGTTTGACGATGCACAATTAAATGCAATTAGTGGCATCATTGATCCGCCATTCTGGGTTAGTAAATTTAAAAAACTTCCTGCTGATGTAGACCTAGTAAAACAAGTAGTTACTGAGAGTAAAATATAATGCCAGATATCGATATTGACTTTGCAAATAGAACAACAGCCCTTGATAAGTTCAAGCATGTTACCGCTTCGATGAAAGATAATGGCACTTTTAAAAAGCACAATACCGGAGTATATTGTACGTCTGTTCCGCACAATCCAATCACCGGGCTAAGTACAATTGATTACAAATCAGCAGAAGACCGCGGATATTTTAAGATTGACTTTTTAAATGTTAGTGTGTACGAAGGCGTCCGGGACAGGGCACACTTGCTAACGCTGATGAACACGGAGCCGCTATGGGCACTTTTATTAGAAGACGATTTTACCAACAAGCTCTTTCACGTCAACGGGCATGGTTCAATTCTCAGAGAAATGAAACCGGAGAGTATAGAGCAGTTAGGGGCAGTATTAGCAATGATCCGTCCGGCCAAACGTTACCTAATAGGCAAGGACTGGGCAACGGTGATGAGCGAGGTTTGGACAAAGCCGGAGAACGATGATTACTACTTTAAGAAAGCGCATGCCATTGCATACGCACATGTAGTAGTTGTGCAGATGAACTTAATCTGCGAGCAATTAGCGACTCTTACGGACTAATTGTACGCTCTTGCGTTTGACACGCTTGAGCGTTAAATTCATTAAGTTAACAACAGGCCCTAGTATAACACGGGTATCTTTACTGTTGAACGTTTTAATAGCATAGGCAAAAGGGCCAATCTGATCCCTACAAAAGATGCTGATTGGGAACTGTCGATTTGATTCCCACCACCAAATTTCACCTATTTCTAAGAACAGGGCTTTTTCTTCAGGGGTCTTAATTGCGTTAAGGTCGTAGAAGCTTGTGACAAATTGATCTTGATTGATTATGATGCCTACGTACTCGTCGTCCCCGTAATTTATGACGCTGATAAAGGGTAAGTTTTGTTCTATATTGTCTCTTAGTTTTGCCATAAATACATTAAAGGGTTTTGTCCAGATGCGAAAAATTTCAAGTTATTTATATCCTAATAGAATTGAACTATTAGCCGATCTGGCAGGATTCACTACGGAGTATACCAACGTGTATCAAAGAACAGTTAAAATTTATCAAGGCGTAGATAACGTCATCGAGTTCGACATTAAGAATGCCGACCAAAAGCGCATTGAGTTGTTAACTAGCCCTAAGGTCACTGGGATCGAGTTAAACGTAATGGATGCAAGCGGCAACGGATTACCTAACAGCCCGTATACAGTTACTCCTCATGCAACTCTTAAAGGTATTGCAACTTCAGTAATTCCAGAAGCTGACCTTGCTGACCTAGACGAACAATTTTTGAAATATAGTGTAACAGCCACTGACGCTGATGGCAACACTATTCCATTGTACGCAGATAGTCGCTTTGGCGCTGTTGGTACTATTGAAATTGTAGGTAGTGCAATGCCAACATTCCGCGATGTTAAAGAGTACAAAACATACACTGGTGAGATTGATTTGAACGGAAATGTATTAAACCATTTCAGTGCAATGCCAGTGACGTTCTACGAAGCAGTGCCTACACAAACTGTGGACATTTCTGTGTTCCTAACAGGCTTCATTGGCAATGTTTGGCTTGAAGGTGCAACCAGCGAAACTATTAGTGTTGAGTCTTTTAGAGGTAGTGAAATTCCAAATACCCGCCACGAATTTACAACCCCGTTTACAGGCGAGTACCCATTCCTAACTGCAGACGTTGGAAGTTACAAGTATATTCGAGTATCTTTCCAGGGTGATAATCCATTAACTCCAACCGGAACTGTTGACAAAGTAACTATAGAGTAGTATAATAGCTCTATATGGGCTTAATCTCTGATACTTTACTTGCACACTTACCTTCGAAACGAAAGCACACTCCTAGCGGGTGGATAAGTTTCAATGCTCCATGCTGTGATGACAAACGCCAACGAGGCGGATTCATCGTTAACGGCGGAGATGCAGTATCATACCATTGTTTCAATTGTCAATTCAAAGCAAGTTGGCAACCTGGCAGACCTGTTAGCCAAAAGATGAGCAAGCTAATGCGTGACTTAGGAATGAGTGACGATACAATTAGCCAACTTAGACTAGAAGCACTACGCCTTAAGGGATCATCAGATACAGTAGTTAAGATGATAGTCCCTACATTTGAAGTTAGAGCACTACCCCCAGAGTCAGAACTAATTACTAGTTTGTTAGACCATATCCCGGAAAAGCTAGTTCCAGTCTTGGAGTATCTAGCACATCGAAAGTTGTACCTAGAAGATTATCCTTTTTATTGGACTCCAAAAGTAGGTTTTAGTAATAGGGTCATTATACCGTTCCTCAAAGACAATGTCATTGTAGGATACACAGCCCGAGCCATAGGTGACGCTAAACCAAAATATATTAGTGAACAGCAACCGGGATATGTGTTTAACTTAGATAGACAACAGAATAATCGTGAGTTCGTGATCTGTTGTGAAGGGCCGATTGATGCAATAAGTATTGATGCCTGTGCATTAATGGGTGCTGAAATTAAAGACAGTCAAAACTGGTTGTTAAAACAACTAGGCAAAGAGATTGTACTTGTACCTGACAAAGACCACGAAGGTCCTAAGACAGTTGAGCAAGCATTAGAGTTTGGCTGGTCAGTAAGCATGCCTGATTGGCCTGAAGGTATTAAAGACGTAAACGATGCAGTACAAAAGATTGGTAGACTTGCTACCTTATATCTAATTGTTACTGCAAAAGAATCAAATAAACTTAAGATACAGTTACGAGCTAAGAAATGGTTTCACGGAGTTTAAAGATACCCAAGCATGGCGGCCCTGATGGCGCAGGGTTAACTAGACCGGCTATTGACCATTTGATTAGTATGTTAGATGATGTTACAATTAGTGATACAGAGATGAAAATTGCTATAGAACTTTGCTTGTCAGCATGTACGCAAGCACAGTGGAATGAAGAGTACAGATCAGAATTATTAAAGAGATTGGATACATGAAACAAAATACAGATTACGGATTTGATATACAAAAAGTATATTTAGAAATGA